TTCCTTCAGAGTTTTTACTAAAAACATTCCCTCAGGTACTAGAAAGTAATGCTGTAGAGACTATACTAGTCCCAAGAGTCAATACAGTTGAAGGTTTAACTGATGAGCATATCCAAAAGTGGAGATGGAATGTAAATGAAAAAGGTTGGGTTAATTGGCCAGATTATCAAATGAGGATTTGGAAAAATATACCTGAGATTAAATGGGTTAATAAGGTACACGAAGTGTTAGAAGGTTTTAATACTTTTGTAAAGTTACCGCTTTTAGAACAGTATTCATTAGAACATAAAAAAGATATTAACCGACAGGAAGCTCAAAATAACTATTATGATACCCTTTAAGATATGATGTACGATACTAAATATAAATTTAATGAAACATGGTTTGATAATTCAATTGAACTATGGAATCAAGTCTTTGACAAATTTAAAGACGATATTAATATAGAAAATGTCTTAGAGATAGGTTGTTATGAAGGAAGAGCAACAGTGTACCTTTGTGAAAAGGTTCTTAAAGCTAATGCTAATTACGATGTAGTAGATACATTTGGAGGATCAGAAGCGGAGTCCGGTATGAAAGAAACAATGAATAGGTTAGATAAAAATAATAATATAATCTACGATAACTTTAAACATAACATATCATTTTTCAAGGATATTAACTTTAATATACACAGAGGTATATCTCAGCAAATTCTACCAACCCTTGTGGATAAAGAGAGACAGTACGATTTTGTATATGTAGATGCTTCTCATAGAGCAGATGATACATTTGTAGATGCATACTATGCTAATAAAATGTTAAAAGATGGTGGCTTATTAATATTTGATGATTTTGGCTGGAAAGACCCTGCACAACCAGAACTAGTATCTTCTCCTGAGTTTGGTATTAGAACATTTGCAACAATGTATCAAAACATATACGATACTATCGCAACAGGTTACCAGATAGTATTAAGGAAAAAAAGTAATGAAAATATAATTAAAAGTACATTTTAAAAAACAAACAAAGTTATGAGAAAAACAGCATTAGTACTAGGTGGTGGTGGTTTTATAGGAGGTCACTTAGCAAAACGATTAAAAGAAGAAGACTACTATGTACGAGTTGTAGATATTAAATCAAAACATGAATTTTGGAACCATGGACTTATATGCGATAATTATGTTTCTGGTGACTTAAGAGAAGCTTCAATTGTTGCAGCAGCATTCAGAGTAGAACGTGACCCAAATCATACAGATGTAATTTACGATTACAGTTTACAGAAACAACCTTTCACGGTTATAGACTCTTTTGATGAAGTTTACCAATTAGCAGCTGATATGGGAGGTGCTGGTTACATCTTTACAGGAGAGAATGATGCAAATATTATGCATAATTCAGCATTAGTAAACCTTAATACAGTACTAGAGGCAAGCAAGACAAGAGTAAAAAGAATATTCTACTCCTCTTCAGCTTGTATGTACCCAGAACATAATCAATTAGATCCTGATAACCCTAACTGTGAGGAAAGCTCTGCTTATCCAGCTGACCCAGATTCAGAATACGGATGGGAAAAACTATTTAGTGAAAGATTATTTTTAGCTTTTGCTAGGAATTATAAATTAAGTGTTAGAGTTGCAAGGTTTCATAATATATTTGGACCTCAAGGAACTTGGACTGGCGGAAAAGAAAAAGCACCTGCTGCTATGTGCCGTAAAGCTGCAGAAGCAGATACTGAAATGGAAGTATGGGGTGATGGGTTACAGACTAGATCCTTTTTATATGTTGATGAATGTATAGAAGCTATGTTAAGGTTTATGAGACAAGAAGAATTTGCTGGCCCAGTCAATATAGGTTCAGAGGAAATGGTTACAATAAATGAGCTTGCTAATATAGCTATTAATTGTTCCGGAAAAGATATTATAATCAATAACATACAAGGTCAAGACTTTATTGATAAGTACGGTTTCCCTTGCCCTGTCGGAGTAAGAGGAAGAAACTCTGATAATAAATTGTTTAAAGAGAAGATGGGATGGGAACCTTCTCAATCATTAGTTGAAGGAATGAAAGAAACTTTTAAATGGATTAACACACAAAAATAAATGAATAGATATATAGTAACAACAACAATTAATCCTCCAACAATAGCTACAAGGAAGTTTTGTAAGTTAGCAGATAAGAAAGGTTGGAAATTTATAATCATAGGAGATACAAAAACACCTCACAGTCAGTATTTTAAGTTACAAGAGAACTATGATAACTTCGAATATATTACTCCAGAGGAACAGGAGCAATTATACCCTGCTTTAAGTCAAGCTATTGGATGGAAGAGTATTCAAAGGAGAAATATAGGTTTACTTCTTGCATATGATAGAGGAGCAGAAATTATAGCTACTGTTGATGATGATAATATACCATATGACACTTGGGGAGATGATGTTATGGTAGGTCAATATAGAGAAATAGATTTATATGACCATAAGATTTATAATGTGTTTGATCCTATTTCTCCTACTAACCATAATGACTTATGGCATAGAGGGTATCCAATAGAGTGTGTACCTAGTAAAAATGAAATAGAGTATAAAGGTAAGACAGAAAGAAAAGTGCTTATACAAGCTGATTTTTGGGATGGTGATCCTGATATAGATGCTCTCTGCAGGTTAAGTAAAATGCCAGTCTGTAAGTTTACTAAATTTAAACCATTTGGATCTAATCAAATAGCACCTTTTAATTCTCAAAATACTTTTTTACATAGAGATGTTATACCGTACTACTCAGTACTTCCACATGCAGGTAGAATGGACGACATATGGGGTGCTTATATAGTTCAACTCTATTTTCCACGTTCAGTAGTATATAACAAAGCTTCTGTGTATCAAGATAGAAACGAACAAGACCTAGTAACTAATTTAGAAAATGAAGTTATTGGGTATAGAAATACTTTGAAACTAATAAACGATCTAAGTAACTACTATAACTACCTTCCTCAAAAGAGTCAAAAGTTTTGGGATGTTTGGAGAAATCAATTTGTAAAAGATATAGAAATATGAAACTATCAGCAATAATAGTATCCCGTAATGATAACTACGGAGGACATTTAAATGAAAGAGCTACATACGCAATAAACTCAGCTATACATACTTACGACGAAGTAATTTACGTAGATTGGAACTCTGATAAAGGTAGTTTACTTTACGATATAGAAGATAACCTAGATGTTAAAGGTAATCTAAAACATATAGTCATACCTCCCGACGTAGCAGCACAGCTTACTAATAGTGATCCACATGCACAAAAATGCTGTGAAGTGTTAGCTCGTAATATAGGTATTAGAAGAGCAACCGGAGATTATATTGTATCAACAAACATAGATATTATACAACCTAAAAGAGAAGATATTATTAAGTTGATACAGGATAAAGGTACAGAAGGATTTTTTACAACTGTTAGTAGGAGACCATTAGAATGGGAAGAAATTAAAAACTTCCAAGGAGGAGATTATAACTTCTCTAATTGGAGTGCATTTAGAGACTATGCATATGTTAATTCAACTCCCCGTAACATGCAAGAAAAAACAACACCAGGAGATGAATACAGCATTATAAACTGCTGTGGAGACTTTCAATTAGCTCCTGCTCAAGTATGGGATGATATCAAAGGTTTTGAAGAAGAGTTAATATACCCACTTTTTGCTGATACTAACGTGCAGAAGAAAGCAGCACTCAAAGGACATAGATTAACTGGAGCATATTCTCCACCGTTGTTTCATATCAATCACGGTTCAAAAGGTTGGGGAGGCGGAGGAATTGCTGACGGAGTTAATAAGAAGTCAAACGACATAAACAGAGCAGTAACTCTCCAGCAAGAATCTACAAACCCTGACACATGGGGCTTCTCACAAATTGACATCGAACACGAAACATTTTAAATAAACACTACTATTTATAATAGTACAAAAAATACAAAACCTATGAATAAAATAGAAACATTAATAAAAGATGTATTAAGTGAAGCTGCTAAAATCAATTTTGCTGGGCATAAGTTTCTCCTTAAAGTAGATGTAAACGAAGATCCTCAGAAAAAAGGATTAAAGATACAATTCTTACCTACTAGTTTTGGCGGCATAACACCTACGGAACAGAACGATATAGCAATTGAACTAGAAAAAAGACTAGAAGATGGCTTAACGGATTATGAATTAAGAGTTGAGAGAGACAGAAACTTAAAGGATAAAACAATCATAGGATTCTTCGTCTATATAGAATACTTCGATAAAATAGTTAGGAAGGCTCTTTCAGGTCAAAACCCAACTAGTTTATCAGATGAAGGATAAAAAGCAAATAAGAAAAATTCTAAAGAAGTCACTGAATCTACGGTTTAATATAAAATCGCTGACACCTACCCCTGAGCAAATAAATAAAAGTTTGTTTATTGATACCATGAAAGGTATGACAGAGATACAGGATAGAAGTCAGTTCCTTGCAACAGAGATAGGAATAGATACAGTAGCATTCGAAGATGCATACTTCAGAGTTATAGAAAACCTATTCAGATTACACTTCAATCAAGAGCAACTTTCCCTAATTCAACTATACCTCTATGAGCTATTCCCAGATAAACAGTGGGACGGAACAATTGAGTTACAGATAAAAGACGATACAAAAATAGTCGAATTTAAAGAACCTAAAGATGTATGGGAAGTTATAAACTTATTTAAATAAAGTTGCTTATTCAATTTTAAATTCGTATATTTATATATTAATAATTTAAAAACGGTTATATATGCAAAACTTAAAAATGATACCATGCCCGGTATGTGGCGAAGACTTTCCTGAACTAAGAAAAACTAAATTTGGTTACCATACCTGTGTTAATTGCTCTACTGAAGAAGCTGTAGTAGGTATTACAACTATTGAAGGAACAGGAGACCATACATACAACGATATTATAATAATGCCTCGTAAAAGAGCAGTAGCAATTGCTAAAAAAGAAGCAGAGTTATCCGGTAGGTCGTCTCATTCTGCATTAGAACTTTTAGATTTAGATAGAGATGATGATAAACAGGAACAAGTAATAAGAGATAAAGTTACTGAGATAATGGATGAGGATTTGAATGGTGATAATATTGTAACTGATGATCAACATAAAGATCCTGATACAGACATTACAGGTATGATAAAAGGAATTGACTACTAAATGGCAAGACCGTCTAAAATAATTAGCAAAGAAGCAATGCTAAGAGCTCAGAAGATGACTCGTTCGAATATGGCAGCAGCTAGGTACCTGCATGTGTCATATAACCACTATAAGAAGTACGCAAAGATGTACAAGAACGATGAAGGTCAGACTTTATTAGAGGCTCATATGAATCAAGAGGGGAAGGGCATACCAAAGTTCTTAACAAACGGAGGGAAAGAACCTCCCCTCATTGATCTCATAGAAGGTAGAATCCCAGTAGAACACTTTGATGCTAAAAAAATTAAACAGAGATTAATCTTCGAAGGAATGATTGAAGAGATCTGTGCCAATTGTGGATTTACAGAGAGAAGAGTAACAGACACAAAAGTTCCAGTAATACTAAGTTTTAAGGACGGTAACAAGAAAAACTATCATTTAGACAATTTAGAGTTCCTCTGCTATAATTGTTCTTTTCTTTATGCGGTAGATCCAATTGAAGAGAAACAAGCAGAGGCAATGGAAGATTACGTTAAAACCAAAGTAGACGAACCTGATTGGGAGTTAGACGAGCATCATATAGAGCATTTAAAAGAACTAGGACTATATGAAGAAGAAAAACCCGGAGAAGAGTTTATATCTAGACAATAATAATATTTATTAGTAAATGTATAATTACAAAATGAAAAAAGTAAAACAAATAATTTGGGAGTATTGGATTAAACCTTGGCATAAATTATAAAAATATGGCTAAGAAGAAAAAAAACAAACTTTCTACTTTTAAAAAAAAGAAACCTCTCGAAAGAAAAGTTGCTGATGATCTAGTAAGGCAACATGAACGTAATGAAAAGTTACGTGAGAAAAATATCAATACCTCTTTCTTAGATTTATTTTAACTAAAAACACTATTATGAAAAGAATGTTAATGTTATTACTATGTTCAATTCTATTCTGTACACTCACAGCTTTAACCTATAAAGCAACTAAAGTACAAAGAGTTACAGTATTAAAATCTAAACCTATACAACCTTTAGAGATTAAAAGTATAGAAATTAAAGAACTGCCTAAAGCTAAAGATCATTACGCTTTCCTAAATGACTTAGGTTTTAAAGAGTCCGGAAATAAATACACAATTGTTAACAGTTACGGGTACATGGGTAGATATCAATTTGGAATGGCAACACTTAAAGGGTTGGGATTTAAAGTTACAAAAGAAGAATTTTTAAATAATCCAAAGATACAAGAACAAGCTATGGATGCTCTACTCAGACACAACAAAAAGAAACTTAAGAGGTATATTCGTAAATATGAAGGACAAGTTATACACGGAGTACTTATAACAGAATCTGGAATTCTAGCAGCAGCACATTTAGGAGGACAGGGAAACGTTCGTAAGTTTTTTAAATCTGGATTTGAATTTCAAGATGGATTTGGGACTTCTATAACTTTATATATGGAAAAGTTTAGTGGGTATAAGTTGCTTCTTAACTAAATATTTCGTATATTTAGATATAAATGATTAGGTAATTAAAATAAAGGTTATGACAAAAACAGAGTTAAAAAGATTACAGACAAAAGAAGTTATTAACTTACTAGAAAGTAAATTTAAAGCTGAAAACTTTGACAATGATCAAGGAAGCTATTTCACATTTAATATTGGAGATTTTGAAGGATCATTAATGCGTAGAGATTTTGACGTTATGTTTAATGATGCTATGAGAATGGGTCCTGGATTTAGTGATGAAGAGTATGCTGTTAGAGATGCTGCTTTAGTGTTAGAAGAGGCTGTTAATAAAGAAATCCAAGTTTATTTAAATAAGTAAAAGGTTATGGTATTAAATAAAATGAAAACAGTGCAAAAGGTTATAGACCTTATCGCTGAAAAGCAGCTTATGGGAGAAGAACTTCCGGAATTATCAAATGATAGAATTGAAGCAATAGCAGACTCTATTTTGTTTGAATGGAACGATGCTTATGAAGGCTTCGGATACCCAGAAGAGTTTAACAATTTAGTTAAATGGAATTTAGAACAAAACATACTACATTGGAATGGGTGAGAAAAGAGGAAGAACAGAAAAGATTAGGTATGATTTTGATACCGCAGGTGTGTTAGAAATATTCTTAAATGAGAAATGGTATAGAGTTACTTCAAGCGATTTTAGATCTTTCAATGGTCCGAGAAGGATAACACTTCCAGATTATGTAGAACATGGGAACGTTAAAGTACCTCTTACAACGTATGAGTATGAAGGCCCTATTTACGCTTGGGGAACTAACTACATGGTGCCGTTTACAAATGATGGTAAAATAGTACCAAGTGAGGAATTAAATAAGAGGAATAAACAATCAATGTTAAGACAATAGGTAAATGAAAAGGAAATTACTATATAAAAACCAAGAAGAATTCTCACAGGCTTTTAAGAAAAATAATAACGATATTACTAACCTGATGGTTGAAGGTATTACTGAAGCATTTAATAACAAAAAGAAATCAGCACAACTATTTACGATAGGTTTTGAAGATGAAGATGAATATACTTTTGAAGTTACTTTACCTTCTACTCAATGGGTGATTGCATTAGAGCAATGTTTAAAGAATTACGAGTCTTGGGATATGAGCGATGAAATTATAGACACATACCTACTAATTAAAAAAGTTAAGGAATGGCTAACTATAAAGTAGTAGAATTTAATGGAGAAATGTTTCAATTAATTAGAAGGATTAAAGTATCTCAAGTTAATGGAAATATGGAGGGACTTAAAGCATGGAGAGATATGTTACATTGTGACCATGTCTTAAGAGCAGGAGAAGAATTCCTAATGGTTAGGTTTGTAGAGGATATAGAGTATGAAACTCTATAAAAATAGTTAGTGAGTTAGTTGCCTCACAAAGATAAATTTCGTATATTTAAGTATAATTATTAATCTAAAAAAAGAATATTATGTCAGATGTAATGTTAAGTTTTAAAGGAGATCAGTCATACATGACTAAAGATCAATTAAAAGAAGTTTGCCCATTGGCATTCGCAAAAGAAGCTACTAACCCTAAAGTTAGTGGTAAGTATCTATTCGTCAATACAGAAACAATTGTTGATGACCTAGATAAATTAGGTTGGAAACCAGTCCAAGCTGCTCAAAGAAAAGGTAGAGGAGGTTCTACTATTTTCAGTAAGCATATGGTTGCATTTCAGAACCCAGATATTATGATAAAAGGAGAAAACGGAGACGATTCTTTTCCTAGAATTATTATGACAAACTCTCACGACGGTATGCAAGCTTTTAAGTTTAGTGTAGGTATTTATAGATTAGTTTGTTCAAACGGTTTAGTTGTCGCTGATGAAGAGTTTAGTGATTTCAAAATTAAACATAAAGGATATACCTTTGAAGAGCTTAGAGGAGTAGTAAATCAAGCTGTAGAAGATTTACCTAATAAAGTTGAAGTTTTAAATCAAATGAAAAACAGAGTACTTTCAAAAGAAGAGAAAGATACTTTAGCTTTACATGCTATGTTAATTAGAGCAGGAATTAAAATTGATTCCCCTCAAGCAAAGAAGTTTAACTACGATGATGAAACTATTGAAGATATCCTTGATCCTAAAAGAGATGAAGATAAGGGTGATGATTTATGGAGAGTCTTTAATGTTATTCAAGAGAAAATTACTCAAGGAGAGTTTAGTGCAGCTTTAAAAGGTGCTAAAGTCCGTAAGGTAAGAAAGATTAAATCTTTTGAAAAAGAGTTAAAAGTAAATAAGCAGTTATTTCAACTAGCTACTGCACTAATAAATTAATAACCAAAACTAATTAAAATGACAGAATCATATTATTTTCCAGCGATTAAAGTAAATGCTAAGATAGCAGAAATAATCGACTCAGGACATCACATAGAAATTGCAGGATATATCTATGAGAGGTTAACTAAAAAACCAAGAGGTAGATCAATAGCAAGAAAGCTTTTCAATACCAATACTAACGAGCGTTTTGTAATTTACGGGTAATGGTAGTAGTTAAGGATTTACTAATAGGAGCAGGATTATTCAGCATAGCTCACATACTTACATTTTACCAGCTTAATGGTCAGTTTTTAAAGTCTACTGATTGGTTTAAAAACAATGTAACACTCGTAGCTGCAGCAGGAATAATCCTCTCCTTCTTCTACATTTGGGGAACGAAGTATACTGTTTCCGGAATGGATGGATTATTATGGCCAGCACGGTTTATGGGGTTTGGAGTTGGTATGATCATATACGCTATATTAGTTAACTATCACTTTAATGAAGGCATAACTCCAAAGACAGCAGTTAGTTTAGCGTTAGCGTTACTATTAATTTGTATACAGGTATTGTGGAAGTAGAATATTTATATAAAAGATAAGAATGAAAAAATCAGAAATTATAGCAAAGATTTTAGAACTTAAAGTCAAAAAAGGAGTTAGATCTATAGCAGAAAAGTTAAAGATACAAAAGCTTCAACAAAAATTAGAACAGTTTTATAATAAAAAATGAATTATATATTAGCATATATAGGATTAGGACTGCTATGGGCAGGCTGGTTAGAGTGGTACTGTACAAGTTACTTAGAAGAACCATATAATGTGGATTTCACTCTAAAAGAAAGAATATTTCACAGCTGCTTATGGCCAGTTTCACTTGGAGTCTTCATTTTTAATATAGGTAGAGACTGTTTAAAGTAGTTACTAACTTAAAGATTATTTAGTACTATACGTAAAAATAACTTAGTAAGTAGTTGGAGGCTATTGTTATATTTCATATATTTAGATATAAATGATTAGGTAATTAAAAATAAAGGTTATGAAAACATTCAAAGACATTAAGTTTAAACAACATAAATTAGGTAAAGGTCACATTCAAGGACTACTTAAACTATCCAACGGTATTGAATTTTCAGTTGTAGCAGGTAAAGGTATGTACAGCACAGGAAAAGGTGGTGTTAGAGAAGCAATTGATAAAGTTGAAGATGCTTCTTCATTTGAGGTAGCTGTATTTGATCAAGATGGAAATTTTATTGGTGCCGATAATGACTTAGTTTTAGGATGGCAATCAAGAGAAGATATTGATAAATTAATTCAAATTCACTCATAAGATGGATAAGGAAAACAAAAGGTACGTAGTGCAAATGGAAATGTACGTTTATGCTGATAATGATTATATGGCTAAGAAACGAGCTAATGATTTAAGATTATCATTAGAGAACAGACGACATTCTCAAGATGTAACTGTTAAAGAGATAGGTGAGCAACCATTTGCTAGTTTTGATTATCGTAAGTTAGATGATCCTACCTTTACACCTAAGGATAAGTCTGAAGCACCTCTACCCTTTTAAAAGTTGGTTCTTACAATTATTTTTCTTATATTAAGGTATATTAATAAGATAAATAAAGGTTATGTTTAGAATAGAATTAGATAGAGAAATGGCCTGGGTTACTTTCCTAGGAGATGGATTTGAAAAGATATGGCACCCAGTAACAGATGCTTCCGGAAAGCAGTTAATGTGGTCAGAAGATATTATGGATTTTTGTAGAGCTCAATTTAATGTAAAGGAATGTTGGGTTTCTTTCGGAATTGCTCCTACTAGTCAGATGATAGTACAAAATTCAGTAAGAGATAACATGTAATATAGTTGCTAGTTACAATTATTTTTCTTATATTTAGATATAAAGTTAGGAAGTTAATTATTAATTAAAATAAAGGTTATGACAAAAATTGAAATCATTGAAGAGATTATCGTTAAAAAGCAAGAGGAATTAAAAAAAGCTAATGCTATTGGTAAGAAGCTAGAACAAGCTAAAGTAGATGTTATGTTCGACGTAATGGAGAAATACTTTGGAGGAGAGTTTACTCTAGACGATGTCTATATTAAGAAGCCAACAGGTGGGTACTCTGGTACTACTTATGAAGTTAAGAGACCTAACAAAGAGTATAAATACGATAAGGAGTTAATGACTATTAGGTTTAATGAGGATTGGAGAACTAACGAGATAGATAGTATAAATACTAGTCTTTACTCTACTACAGATAACTCTCAATGGGAATTAGAACGAATCTTTACTAATGGTGAAATAGCTAAAGTATTATTAGATCACGGAGATGATATATTAGCTGAAATGAATGTTGTTAGATTGACTAACAAAAAGGAGATTGATGCTGCTAGAACTGAGATTTATAAAATAGAGGTTTCTATTACTAACTTAAAGTCTGAGATTAATACTATATATCTTGATGAGGCTACTGAGAAGCTTGAAGGTGAAGGACTAGTATTTGGAGAAGGTAAGAAAGGTGCTATAGATATTAAATGGGACTGGACTATAAGAAGTATTAACTCTGCTAAGATACTAAGTAAAACTGCTTCAGGTAAGTCTTGTAATATAGAGATTCAAGCTTATGATTATGAACCAGTAGTATACGAAAAGGTTCGTATGAGTAATGTAGAAGCATTACTATGGCAATATAGAAACTATGCAATTAACGCATAATGAAGAAGGAGGATCAGTAGCTCAGCTGGATAGAGCATCGCCCTTCTAAGGCGACGGTCGTAGGTTCGAATCCTACCTGGTTCACAATGTAGGGGAGAAAAACGTAAAATCCTAAAGTGTAATCGACGGATTGCACGAAGCTTTAGGTTGGGACTCTGAGTGTGAAAGCCGGCTAAAGAGTGAAGCCCCTCAAATATTTTGGACTTTTAGCTCAGTTGGTTAGAGCACCGCACTCATAATGCGTAGGTCGATGGTTCGAGTCCATCAAGGTCCACCGGGAAAAAGTTGCTAGTCTGCAGTTTTTTTCTTATATTTAGATATAAAGATGAGAGAAATGAATGTTTGGTATTTACACGGTTTAGAGAGTGAGCAAGGAGGCCCTAAAGTAGACTTTTTATATAATAAAGCTACTAGAGTTTATGCTCCTAAAATGGATTATAATCATCCTGAGATGTTCAGTAGTCTACTTAAAATGGCTAAGCACAACAAACCAGACTTGATTATAGGTTCTTCTATGGGAGGATACTTTGCTGATGCATTAGGTAGTCATCTTGATGTAGAAGTTTTGCTTTTTAATCCTGCTCTTCATAGTAGAATATTTGAACCAGAAGGCGTTAGTTACGGTGAAAGTAATTGGAAAAGAAATATCGTTGTTGGATCTGAAGATAAAGTTATTCCTCCTGCAATGACTAAAGTGCTTAAAGGAATAGTTCATACATGGACTGAGATAAAAGGAATGGGGCATAGAACCTCGTTAAATGTTTTTAAAGATATTTATAATAAATTGATATTAAATGAAACTATTTAAAATAATAAGCGAGCTATCTGCTTTCAAAAAAAATACCTGGAGGCCATTAACTGCTCCAGAACTAGCACAATCGAAAGAAGAGCTATACGATTTAATTAATAATGCTTATGCACCAATAGGTGGACATCCAAACTTAAAAGGACCAGATGATATTCCCAATATAGGGGATACGTTATCTGTTATCGATGTGGATGCTGATCCAGAAGCAGATGCAGTAGCTGTTACTAAAAATAGAACAGGCGGAACAAAGCACGTAGCAATGGGACATGATGGAGGTAAATCAGCTAAGTCTTCTGTAGTTAATAAGACAGCTGATGATTTAAAAAAACAAGGTCACTATATAGAGGTTTCCGGAAAAATACTAGATATACTAAAAGCAAAAGGAGTAGAGATAGTTGATGATGAAGAAATGGTAACTAGCGTACTCAAAGGTAAAAGCATAGTTTGGCACTATGATGGGACATACACCAGAATAATAGGTGGACAGAAACATCGAAAAGTGCTAATGGGGAAGCCTAAATAAACCTAAAATAACCAACATAATGGTTGGTTCGTATGTAAATATTTCGTATATTTAGATATAAATGATTAGGTAATTAAAATAAAGGTTATGACAAATGTAAAGACAGTAAAAATGGAGGATCTAAAGTTTGATTCTCAACTATTCCGTCCTATGAAATCTGGACGAGTTATTGATGCTCACTTCTCTTCTGAAGGAGGGCTTATGAAAGGTACTAATTACGCTATTGTAGGAGATCCAGGAATTGGTAAGACTACGGTAATGTTAGATATGTTAGCAGACTTAAAAACGAAAGGTCAAAAAGTATTATTTATATCTGGTGAGATGAATCAGATAGATATGTACGGATACGTTAAGCGTTACCCTAAGTTTGGTAGTTTAGATATTCTATTCATGGGAGACTACTGCGAAGAAAATTGCTTAGATGTAATCAAGAATGTTTTATCAGAAGGATACGATACTGTACTAATTGATTCTATGGCAGAGATAGTTAATGGAGTTGTGGATACTGCTAAAGGTTACTACTCTTCAAAGAAAGCTGAGACTGATATCTTAAACTTATTTGAAACTCATAATATGGGAGACAATGATTCTAAGATTAATACTTCATTCTTAGTTATTCAACAAGTTACTAAGCAAGGAGAGTTTGCTGGTAGTAATCGATTCAAGCATATGATGACTGGAATGGCTCATATGAAATGGACTAAGGAAGGTGATCGAATGTTTTACTTAAGTAAGAATCGTCGAGGAGGAGATATGTCAAAACGTATGTTTAACCTTAGCACTCATAACCGTATTGGATGGATGGGTACTTATGTTGACCAGGATTAATAAATGAGCAAAACGTATACTATCCCTAGAACTAATGTAGGCAAAGGAGGATTTTTTCATATAGGAGGTAAAAGGTATCATGGGCCTACTTGGATTGAAGTAGAAGAGGATACAACTTTTGACGATATAAAGTTTGAAGAAAAACCTTTTGCCGAGCTATTTAAAGAGGAAGATAAGCAATGGAAGTTTACCTCCGCAAGATCCGGCGAAGAATATATAGTAAGGTATAATATAAGAAAAGAGCTTAGCTGCAGTTGCTGGGGGTATATAGCTCATAAGAAGTGCAAACATATTAAACAAGTAAAAGAAGAAATAAATGATTGAAGTAATAAAGCATACATTAGGAATCTGTGGAGAGCACTGGCACCCAAACGTCATAACCTTGTTAGCCGGCTCTCCATTGATCCTAACTACTTACCACTACATAAAGAGTTGCTGCGGAGGATGGTTCAAGCATAAGAAAAACTGCAAGAAATAGTTGTCTAGGAACTTAATTATTCGTATATTAAGGTATAATAAGAAAGCAATAAAGGTTATGACATTACAGCAAGTTCAAAAAATTATTAAAGAGATTTATCCCAAGATTGAAAAGCATTATGGTTTTTCTAAATTCCTTCCGGAAGAGACTCCTTACGTTGAAACTCATTACAATATCTATGCTAGACATAGTGGAGAGCCGGAAGCGGAAGGTGAAGAGGATGGATGTCAAGCTGAGTATGATAGAACTGATAACAGTATTGTAATATACTGGCCTAACATGAAAAGCAGAAAACATATCATCGAGACTTTAGTTCATGAATATCAGCATTACTTGCAATCTCCATCATGGTTTAAACGTTACTATAACATGGGGTATAACTATAATGATCATCCGTATGAAGTTGCAGCATATGCAGAAGAAATTAACTGGAAACTTTTTAACTAAATAGTTGCCTAGGAACTTAATTCTTCTTATATTTAGATATAGAGTTAGGAAGTTAATATTAATTAAATAAATAAAGGTTATGACAAACAAAATTTTAGATTACAGCTACGCATCAAATGAAATAAGAGGATACAAAAATTCTCAAATTGCTAAAAACGAAACAAACGATTGTTTTGTAAGAGCGGTAGCTTCTGCTACTGGTTCGAATTATGACAATGCTCATGAATTTGTTAAGACTAATTTTCATAGAGAAAATAAAAAAGGTACTCAATTTACTTCTGTCATTATGATGAAATTAGAAGACGAAGGATTTAATTTAGAAGGTAAAAACTTTAACGTAGAAGTTCTTTCTACTAAAAAGATTACTAATCAGTATAAACTTAAAGGAGAGGTTATTAATAGAAAGAAGACAGTTAAGTCTTTTATGCAAACTTACCCTAAAGGTACTTATATAGTTGGAGTAAGCAATCATGCTTTTACAGTTCAAGATGGCTTACTAATTGATAACGCAGGAGAAGAATTTAGACCTACTAGAAAGGTAGATTCAGCTTTTAAAATTACTCCTGAGTTTACTACTAACCAATTAAGTTTATTTTAAGATGACAAGAAATTTAAGAACAGAAGGGTTTATGAAAGGCATCCGAATAATTAATAGCTGTGTTAAGATAGAGCATTTTAATGCAGCTGCTAATTACATTAAGAACTACGCTACTATGTTTGGAGATGAAACCTTCGGAAGCGAGTACGCTCGATTATTAACATCTCAACTGAGAGATAGAAAAGAATATTTAGGGAATGCATAGAAAAAATATGATAAAGTACATTGTTACTCTTACCGACGTAGGTACTGGAGCAACTAGTGAATTAGATATTACTACTGATAACTTAGAATGGAGCATGGAGCAATATCAACGTAATAGAGATCCATTTACATGGGATGTTATTGCGCAAGATACGGAATTAGAGGAACGTAATGAAATGTCTGAATAATGGCAGCAAGACCAAAACCAACAATAGCTGTAGCCTATAAGAAGACTAAAGGGCGAAAAGTATATGTAAAGGTATTCACAGACTTAGCTTGTGTAGATCCTATTATAGAGATTAAAAGTAAGCTACTTCCTCCTAACACAGATATATTAGAGATAGGTGTTGGTAAAGATTATGCTGAAATTTATAAGAAAAAATATAAAGTAAAATGAAATACATTACACAACACCCTATAAAGAAATCTGATTTAGGATTTCACGGAAACTTATTCGGCGGTAAGCTATTAGCATGGTTAGACGCAGCAGCAGCATCATTCGCTTGTGAGTTTTGTGATACTCCAAGAATGGTAACTAAAGCAATTGATAAATGTATATTCAATAAACCAGCTAAAGAAGGTCAACTACTAAAGATATATGGTGAAGTTGTATCCGTAGGAGGTTCATCAATAACATTAAAATTGGAAGCTCGCTCTCATAATGTCTATAATGGTAAACAGAATCTAATTTTAAAAACGAATATAACATTCGTAAGGATAGATGAGATGGGAGATGCAATACCTATTTCAAGTAGAGTTAAAGGGAAGCTACCAAATAATAAAATACTAGACTAACATGGAAAATAAAAAGAAACAGAAGTTTGAGTACCAAGGAAGAACTCTTCGTCAAGTAGAGAATTCATATAAGATTATGGAATGGACCTTCCTATCAGCTATAGCATTAGGAGTCCTTTATTCAATAGGTAAAGCATTATCAATATGGTAGAATATAAGAATAGATACGGAGACGTTTATACGTTTACTAAGCAAGAAGACGAAAGTATATTATGGGAAGGACCTTTTGAGCATGTTAGAGTAGGCTTTCCAAACGTATATAAAGTAGCTTATCAACAGTTTCGTAAAGATGGAGGACAATTAAACCAGTATGAATTCGAAGAGAAGGTACATGAGCAGATATATGATCAAGATGGTAACTGGCTTAGAAAAGGACCTATAACAGAAGATTACGGACCGATGGTATTCTCAGATACTGATAGTATTAATATGGTTGACCCTTCAGGAGGACCTTTTATTAAAGAGCATAGTGAATTAGGAGCTATGTTTGGTGAAGAGTTAAAAGGGTTATGTGTTAGAAGCTTTCATTGGAATAAAGATAAGAAAGCATATGAGATACAAACATATGGAGAGTTTGATCATCTAGCAGAGACTGAAATTATAGGTGGTATAATTAATAGGGCAGCATCACCCTGTACTGCTCATGCAAGTGAATCGGATCGTAATATAGAAGAAGAAGAAAATGCCTAGATCATATTGTGAAGAGACATCAAGCCTTTATTGGGAGGTTTACAATGAGATGAATAATAATAAGAAGAAGTTTGTAAGTGAGGCATTTAAGAAGAGGGGGCGTTTTTCTTCCTCGACGAAGTCGCCACGCGCGAATTTAAATAAGTAATATGATAGAAGAATTTAAACCCATACTAACTCCTAAAGGAATTCTTAATTGTGGTGCCTTTGGAGGATCATACTTCGGTACAAAAGACTTAGAAGGTGATTATGATTACCAATCTCTATTTCAAGAGACATTAGCAGAAGTATCTCCGGAAAAGTACTTAGGAGATAAGTATCAAGTGAAGAAGAATATGTTTAAGATTAAGAGCGGCATGCCTTATGACTATTGGAAAGAGAAGGGTTGGATACATAATGATGATCCATATGGTTGGTTTGAATGGTACTTAAAATATCACAACGGTAGAAGGCATTCAGATGATGCAAGACAGATTCAACGATGGAGAGAGTTTTGTGGAGTGAATGGTAGATGGCGTAAAAGAATCTATAACAGGATAGAAGAGACAGGTGATTGGAAAGTAAGTCCAAGGATACAACAATCATTACTACATTGGGGGTATATGGTCAACGAAGTAGACTATCAAAAACATATTAAAGAGATGAATCATGGCATATAAAATGACCAAAGATAAAACAACGTTGAAGTTAATAGAGGAGTTAAATGAATTAGCTACAGTATTACTTCAGAACTATAATAAGCCTAAGAAGGAACATACAATAGAGATACAAGATGAAATAGCAGATGTTAAGCTTTGGTTGAACATTGTAGAGAAACGCTATGACAAAGAGTATATCGATAAAAGAATAAAGGGTAAGATTAAAAAGTATAAGCTATGATAAAGGCAATAAAAAGAATATTAAGAGATATGTGGATGGGTATAAAGATAGCAAATGAGAACTATCTTAATGGTAAGACTAATCAAGGTAAATTCTAAAGATGAGTAACGAAGAACAATATGAAGTTAGCGCAAAAGTAGTATTCATATGCTGTTCCTTTGTTGGATTAGTTACACTTTTAACACTATTAGCATTAGCAATCAAACCATAACAAAGATGAGTAAAGAATCAATACCGGATTTGATATTAGCTATAGTAGTGTTAATGTTATGGAATGGGTACTTAATATATAAAATGCGAAAGAGATGATCAATAGCGGAAGAGAATGGGATTGGTTAGATGATATAATAGAAGATGGTATAGATGATTATGTCTCAGTACCTACAGGAAGTAAACCGCCTACATGTATAGAAGATTAATATGGAGTTTAAAGTATATGAGTATAAACCTTTAACAATAGGACTATGGAGACCATTTGTAATAGAGGAAGGCTTTATAAAGGACTATATAAGAAGGACTTCAATAGAGACAGATAATATAATACTATTTTAAAGTAAAATAAGAGTTATGACAATACAAGAACAATTAAGAGGATGGGGTATGGACGTAGAAGCTTTGAAGGGGGAGGGGGCGTTTCTCTCTCCACCGAAGGTGCCACGCGCATTTTCGACGAATGTCTCAAATGATCCAACCCAACCCAACAATCTAAAGGAAGAGGAATGGTGTCATTACGGAGGTCTGCCATCACCTAAAGCATATATGTAAGCATGCTAAAGCATGTGTCTGAGAGTGTACGACTTTGATCAATACTACATATCATTAGATATAAGATCAATGGAGAGATACCGTGGTAGTAAGGTAGATAGAGGGTAAACAACCAAGTGTTAGCCTAAAGCATATCAATTAAGTGTAACGTATATATTAATATATTGATATACATATAGTTTTATATTGAGATATATTGTTTGTATAGAATAATACCTATAGGATGTATGGAATGAAAGGAAATTATATCAGGCATGCACCCCTCTCCAATATTTTTTTTTCTATATAGAGGAAAATAACCCACCAAACAGTTGTCTATATGCGTAAATTTTCTTATATTAAGGTATATTAATAAAGATAAATAAAGGTTATGACGTATTCAGACAAAGTTAAGAGTTCAAAAGTAATGTTAGACATCATCAAGTCCATGGAGGATGAAGAGAGTATTAAGTTTACCTACGGCAAAGGTTATAAAGGAGAGCCTGAGGTATATAAGATCAATTGTTATAAGGATGGTATAGATGGTAAAACGTCTTATAGTATCTGGAATAACTTTAATGGTATGAATGTATCTTCTTTGGGTCCTACTACGGTTAAGTGTTATACATTTGATATGATGTCTCAGAGAACTACATATAACTTCCCGTTAAATGAAATGATAATGGTTGAAGGATAGATAAATCCTATGGGGTATTAGTTGCCTCCTAAGGATATTTTTCTTATATTTAAGTATAAAGCAATAAAGGTTATGAGTAATATAGAGTATTTAAAGAGTTATGTAGGTAAGATGTTTAGTGACAATTTTAGTTCTACCGGGACCAGTCTATTGATTAGAGTGGAAGAGGATATGAATAAGGCCTACTACATGGAGTGTTATAGTCAATATGCCAATGTGTCTGGTAGAAGAGCTGATGGTAGTAAGAGAACAGATAAGTTGTATCATCCTACACCGGGTTTAAATACAATGTCTATCGCTCAGTTAGAGAGATGTATAATAGGTGTAGTATAAATTATTAATTAAATTAAATAAAGGTTATGAAGAAGAAGTTAGATTTAAATCCTGCTACTGATTATGTGAAGTACCTCAACGGCTATATGCCTAAGATTGAGCATTGGCAAGCAAAGTTTGATGAGGCTAAGAGTAACAATGATTTCGATGGTATGAATGAGGCACTAGATAGTCTTATATACTTTGTTAGTAAACAAAAATTGATCTATGGTTAATATATTAAGAGCCGTAATGGTAGTAGCTGGTATTATAATAGTATATGGTATAGGTTATGCCTTTATACAGCTGGTTAATGGTATACTATATCAGATCTTTATACATCCAGAGCGTACATGTGTTATAGTCTTATCTATATTAGGCATATGGGCGGGTATAGAGTATGTAATCAAACGTATAAACAATTCCAAGGTATAACCTTACCTTCCTAAGTCCTTCGTTAACTCGTCCGGTATCCTGCCGGTCGGGTGAAGGCATGTAGATATCATGGTGATAGAACAGTGACAGTAAAGTTCCCTAAAGGGTTGGTCCTCTGCAAGATTCTACCATACCTAATCGCATACTTCCTATAGAATTTTGGTATATAGTAATATATATGTATATATGTTAAGCTATTAAACTCCACATAGCACTCACAACACCACCTAATACAAACAAACATAGCATTCCTACTATTAAAGCAAATACGGTATCTCCTAACATACCTAATACTTGTTTACCTAGTTGTTTATTTTCTTCTCTATTGCTCATTACTTTAAATCTTCGTGTTTGTCTCTATACTCACGGGTCTTAATTGTCTTTTGTTTAGACTTACGCTTGGCATCCGAAGGTTTTGTATAGTGTTTACGTTCTCTCTGTTCTTTCAACAGCTTTGTATCCCGTACCTTACGTTTATACCTCTTTAATGCTCTTGCAATGTCCTCACCTTTCTTTAATAGTATTCTTAACATTTATATGTTTTATAGTACATAGGCTATCTATGAGTTGTCTAACTGGATTGTTCCTTCTTTGACTAGCTCTTGATATGCCATATCTATGAGTTCATTCATATCTTTACGTTGTCCTTGCTTGGTCGACCGTATTTCTCCGACCCTTTTAAGTAGCTCTACGTTTTTACCTTGAGCGTATGCAATATACAGTAAATCTTCTCCAGTACTCATCTATATTTTCTATACCTTATTATATTAAATAATATAAGAAATTTTTGGGGAAAAAACAACTAATATTGAAATTTTTTTTTTGCAAATTTTTTGATCTATACAAACATGCTATTTATTAATGATGGAAAAACTAGACCCACATACGTTATTTAGCATCTTCGAACAAGGAGATGAAGAGGTATATAGAGAGCATGGACACGATGATGTCTTAGATAACCCTTTTGTCCTTATGGGGATGGTGTTAAGAGGTTTAGAGAACTATAAGCTTATGGTATTAATGTATACTCGTAAGTATCCAGAGCAGTTTAAAGCAGCAGAACCAGGTATTAAAGGTAAGTACTACGATAAGATGTATGGATATCTTAATAGATTGGATTTAAGAAAGATAGAGACTGCTTTCCGTATAGGCAAAAGCTATTCAAAGGATGAGATACAATTAGCTTTAGATGATCTAATAGAGCATTATATAAGTGTTGAGCAGTATGAGAAATGCGCTAAAATCGTTCAATACAAAGATCTCTTTATTTTAGAAGAAGTTTACCAAATAATTAATAAATAACTGTCACTTTAGTTGCCTAGTAACTTAATTTTTCGTATATTTAGATATAAGATAAAAAGATAAAGGTTATGGCAAATTCAAACACACACACAATTTCAAATCAAAGTCAATTCGATGAAACTCTTATGTGGGTCTCAGATCTCTACAAAGACGTTAATGGTTTCAGACCTAGAGGGTATAACTTCCATAATTGGTCTTTCCAGGAGCTTGCTGATTTCGTTACCGACCTTATGTTAGTAAACTCAAAGCAAGTCGAAGATGAGAGGGCTTGGGAGAATAAAGCTATTAAGGATGTAATGTCTGTAGGGGCTGATGATAAGGAGACTGCTCTTAGATGGTTAGATCAAGCCGATGCTTACTTTATGTACGGTGATGATGAATTCTATGAAGATCATATTGAGAAGTACGGTTGGGTAGCTAAACACTTTGAGGTATGTTAGATATAAATCTTCGCGGCAACTTGCGCGCGTTTCGCGCGGCGGCCCTTTTGTTTTTACTCGCCCTCGCCCTTTCTTGTGAGCAAGATGTTTTGATACCTAACACTTGTGTAGGAGGTGATTGTAATGCATATATGTCTACTCAATTTTACAAAGACAGTAACGGTTATACACACGCTGTCCTTGATTGGACTAGAGAGTATTTACCTTATTTTGCTATAGATGTAGAGGCATCTCGTACTAATCCTGTTTATTACTATAACGATGTACCTGTTGTTAGTGCTGAATTTGATACAGATACTTACTATGTGTTAGGAGATAGTATTGCTTTCACTATTCCACTGTACAACCCTTATACTGGATTAGAGACTTACGATGGTTTTCCAATACCTGTACAGGATACTGTGGTTTATTTAAGTCAGTTTCAAGGAATGGTACTCCCTATAGTCCAGAATGATACTAGAATTTACTTTGCAGACAATGAAGAAGGTAGATTTACTACAAAAAGGTTAGTTGGTCCAGTCCCAGAAGTGATGATAGGTGATACTATATCGGTTTATATGAGGGTATTTTGGGATGCCGGTGAGTATTCCGTGTTAAAAGATGAATATTTAGAAAAATATATTATAGAATAGTTGCTTTTCTGCAAAATTTTTAATACCTTGTATATATTATATAAGAAAATTAATAAGGTATAATAAAAAGTATATTTAAATAAATAAAATATTTAATAATAATTTAATTAACTATTAATAAGAATAAATTTAAAAAGGTTACCTATGTTAAATGCTGAACAGATTGCTAAAAACTACGAAAAACACTTAAAAATCATTGAAACCTATTTAGGTGGACGTGCTATCGCTTGTAAAGAGATGTTAAAACACATGGAGGATAACTATGTAATGGCTCCTGCTAGTGGAAAGACTTGGTATCATAATGCTTTTGCTGGAGGATATGTAGATCATGTTAATAGAGTAGTACAATATGCTGTAGAGCAGTCTAGATTATATGAAAAAATGGGTGGTACTTTAGATTATACTGAAGAGCAATTAGTATTTGCCGCTCTCTTTCATGATTTAGGTAAGATAGGAGATGGAGATCAACCAAACTATATACCTCAGACTGATAAATGGAGACAAGATAAGCTTTCAGAAATGTATACTTATAATCCAGACCTTCAATTTATGTTAATTCCAGATAGATCTTTATTTATTTTACAGAAGTTCGGTATTAAAGTAGATCAAAAAGAGTTTTTAGGTATAAGATGCCACGATGGAGTGTTTGATAAGGCTAATGAAGCTTACTTTTTCAGTAATGTTGAATCATCTAGACAAAAAACAGCTTTAGTATCCGTTTTACATACTGCTGACTTCTTAGCCTCTAAGGTAGAGTACGATATGTGGAAAAGAAACGGAGGATCTTCACAACCTAAATCCCAGAAGACTAAATCAACCACAGGTAAAAGAGTTAATTCTTCTCAGGGCTTAACAAATTTACTTAAAAATATATAGTATGAACATTAATCCTACCACTCTATACATAATAGTAACAATTTTAGTTGCTTTTGCCGGAATTTTATCGTATATTACATATAACCTACTAAGAAAGGTAGAGAATTACCAAGATATTACTAATAATCAATCAGAATACCTGGTAAAAGTCTCTTCTTTGATAGTAGATACACAAAAGCACCTAAACAATCTTGACGAACGTGGGGTTTTCAAGTCTGATGATGAGGTCGGTTATTTTTTTGAAAATATAAAACTGATACAAAAAGAGTTGGACAAATACCAACTACCCGAAAACTATGCCAAGAAAGAGATCAAAAGCTAATTACTTTACAAAAGAGACAGAAGAATATATAAACAAGTACAACTCTTCAATAGACACCGAATACCGTAATAAGATATTTACAGAACACATCTACTACCCGTTCTATAAGCTAGCAGAGAATATAATACATACATTTAAGTTTTACTACACAGATGTTGATAAGATTGAAGACCTTAAACACGAAATAGTCTCTATGCTCTTAGAAGAAAAGATTATGAAGTTTGATAAGGATAATGGAGCAAAAGCTTATTCATATTTCGGAACTATAGTAAAAAGGTGGTTAATAAATTATAATAATAAAAATTATAAGAAGTTAAAGAAAATCGGAAGTTTTGATGATATGGAAGATTCATACGATACTCCATTTTGGAAAAACGAAGAAGACTCTATATCACTCAGCCAATTTCTAGATATATACGTAGAAGAAGCATATGTAGATTTAGAAAGTAATTTTACTAAAGAAAGTGAAAGAAAGATAGCGGATGCTATTTTAACTATATTTAAAACAAGACAGGATTTAGATATATTTAAAAAGAAAGCTCTGTATATATACATAAGGGAAATGACGGATTGTGAAACTCCACACTTAACTAAAGTGGTAAATAAGTTAAAAACACACTTCTATGTTTTATTCGATAAATATAATGATGTAGGTTTAATTCGCACAAAAGAACTTTAAATCTATTTATATATAAAAACGTATGAGTACTGATAAAGAAATTTTTAAAGGTAAATCATTATCTGATCTTTTTGGTGAAATCTACGATAACTCAAAAGAGACAAAATCTCAAGTGAAATCCCTTATTGGAGAATTAAAACCTCTAATAGAAAACATTGGCGATGCAACATTAATAGTTCCTATGATTAAAGAGTATATGGAAATAGGTGTTAAAAATGATGATGCACTAGTAAAACTAGCTACCATTATACAGAGAATGGAAATAGCTCAAACTAAAGGCGGCGGTGAGGATATGTTTAACTTCGAAGACCTTCAATCACTACTTGAAGAATCAGAAGATATACAAGAAGAGTTAGTAGATAAACAAGAGGATAACGGTAAAGAAGAAGAGTAAAGTCATGAGTATAAAAGGACCGGACTTAAGAGACGATGAATTTAATACATTAAATAAACCTGTTAGGGTTATAGATGTAATAATAGATAAAGATCATCCTAGATATGAACTCGCTGGTAAAGCAGCAAGTGTAGGTGGTATATTCTATAGAGAGTTAGGACTGTCCTATGATGATTCTGAATCCGGAGAAGAAGCCTTTACAGGTTTCGCACATCCATTGAACCCTAATATAAACACACTTCCTCTAAAGAATGAAATAGTATACTTAGTTAAAGGTCCAAATAAGATAATAAGTAACTCCGGAGACATCGATGTAGATTATTATCAGACAGTTTATAAGATATTTAACCACCCCCATGTTAACGCCTACCCAGTAAAAGATGACGCAGACGCAGAGGTAGATATTCAAGACGGATTAAACTTAAATCCAGAAATTGCCCCTTTACAACCGTACCCAGGTGATACTATAATAGAAGGTAGGTTGGCACAATCGATACGAATGTCAGGAGGTTTTTCAGAAATTAATCCATTAACAGATGAAGATAACATTAACGATCCGTTTATTCTAATAAGCAACGGTCAGACTAATGTAAACTTAAACAAGAACGGTATATACCATATAGTAGAAAATATAGATAAGGACCCTTCATCTATATACTTAACATCCAACCACATAGTACCAATTACATTAGCTAATCAAAAAAGAGATAGTTACGACGATGTACCGGACTTACCAACTAAGTACCAAGGAGAACAGGTAGTACTAAACGCAGGAAGATTAACATTTAATGCTAAGACAGACGATATATTAATATCAAGCGCTAAATCAGCAGGAATAAACGCAAACACAGTTAACGTAGACGCTAGCGATTACCTCTGTATAGATGCACCTAAAATCTTTTTAGGATCTAAAGCACGTGAGTATAATAATGAAAAGAAACAACCAGTAATGAAAGGTCACGAGGTTGAGCAATTTCTTAGCGATACTATAGATATACTTAAATCAATGTGTAACGCTATGCAAGCAGCTTCAAACGGAGGAGGACCAGTAGTAAGTTTAGTAAAAGAGGGAGCATCTGCTTTAGCAAGATTACAGCAACAACAGGCTCTTATAAATCCAAGCGGAAAGTCAAATCTTAAATCAACTAAAACCTTCGTAGAATAATGCCGTGTACTATCCCTCCATCGCAACTAGGCCTTTTTATAGGTAAATTAATAGGTAAACTAGAAGGGCTTATTATGGCACAAGTAACTAAGTTAATAGCTAAGGTACTTCAGGAACTACTAGGTAATTTCTGCCCAGATTTATCTATACTGGAAAATATACTTAAGACAAGAGATTCTCTAATTAATAAGATTACATTAGTCGAAAAGAAGATTGAACCTATAGCAGCATTTGCTGATAAATTAGATCCTCCGATAAAAGCAGCAAAAATAATTATAACGTTATTAGAGATGCTACCAGTGCCAGGTACTATCGGTTTACCTCCTGGACCAGGTGGGGGTGTAATATACTCTATTTCAGTAGGGAAACAAAACAGACTAGCTCAACTGTTAAACATAGCATGTAAGATAGTAGAGATGCTAGAGCAAGATCAGAAAGCTATCAAATATGTAACAAACTCAGCACTAGCAACAATGACACCAGTCAAAGCAAAGCTAATGAGCTTAGATTTTAAATTATTTACATGTGTAGATAAATTACCCCAGGATCAAAAAGACCATATTATGTCTGTAATAGAAAACCTACCGTCAAATGTAGGTTTACTTGACGAGAAATCCATAGATGATGCAGGCGGAACAGTCTACGGTTACACTAAACCATCGTCAGGTAAAGAATATACAATAAAAATTGAAGAGGATAAAGATTCACCTAGTTACGCAAAACGTCGTTACGCTGTAGTCTACGATTCTTTTAATATAGCAGTACTAAAAGGTCCTAAATCCTTTAGTTCTTCAACAAGAGTGTTGATAGACGAAATAAAATTTAGAATTAATAACCAACTTCCATAACATAACTATTTATATATATGAAACTAGATCAACTAAGAAAAATAATCAGGGAAGAAGTACGATCTGCAGTTAAATCAGAATTACAAGAAGTAATGAATGAGGCAATTAAGATCGCAAGCAACCCTAGTGCACCACAGGCAACAGTAAATACTCAGAGAGTACCTGTTAAGAAACCAATAGTAGCACCAAAAACAGGTAAAACATCTCTAGATGAGATGTTAAGAATGACTAAGTCTACGATGACTAATCAAGAATACAAAAACGTATTCTCTGGAACATCTAACATGGTACAAGGAGGCACTAATATGGCTACTAGCATGGCATCTCAAATGGGACTGCAAGGAGGACCAGCACCCGGAATAGATATAAGTTCTCTAGACTTTGTTAAAAAAGCAGGAGAAGTATTTAAAGCATCTAACAATGTAGATGCAGCAAAACAATTAATATAGAGTAAATGGCATTTGAAGCAAAAAAGATTAATCCGTTAGATTTACAACCTAGAAAAGCAATAGGTGTAGCGATACCTTTCTCAGGTAATGCTGTATTTAATTCTACATATCAATCTATTGATGCGATCAAAGCAAATTTAATAAATTACCTACTAACAGGAAAAGGTGAAAGATATCTTAGACCTACGTTTGGTTCAGGACTTAGAAGTATGCTTTTTGAAAACGCTACTGTTGAAAACTTAGAAGATATTGAAGTACTAATAAGAGAAGCATTAGTAAACTATTTCCCTGAACTTAATATTATAGACTTATTTCTAGAAAATAAAACAGAATATAACACAATAGAGTTTGGCTTAAAGTTTGCCATAGTAGGAACAGACTTAGAGGATGAAATCTTAATTAACATAGTATAAAAATGGCTCAAAATATTAGTATAAAATATACAGACAAAGACTTTAACAGCTTAAGACAGCAGTTAATAGAGATGTCTAAGAACTACTTCCCAGATAGCTATAACGACTTCTCTGCAACATCACCAGGTATGATGTTTATGGAAATGTCTGCTTATGTAGGAGACATATTATCTTTCTACCAAGACTCACAACTTCAAGAAACATACCTACAGTACGCTCAAAACCCAAGTAACCTATATACATTAGCTTACATGATGGGATATCGACCAAGAGCAACAAGAGCATCATCAGTAGAAATCGAAGTATCACAACGTGTAGCCGCATCAGGAGCATCCTATACACCAGATTGGGATCAAGCCTTATCTGTAAACGGCAATGTTCAATTAGAATACGGTAAACAAAAATTTGTAATTAATCAACCAGTTGATTTTAAATTTTCCAGTTCTTATGACCCTACAGATGTTACAATTTTTTCATTAATGGGAGATAATCCTTCGGAATTCATACTTACAAAAAAGGCAACAGCATCAGCAGGAGAGATAGCTACTAAAACAGTAGAAGTAATAGGACACCAGCAAAACTTTACTTTTGAAATAGATGACATTAATATAATAGGAGTACTTGATATAGTAGACAGCAATGGAGATAAATGGTACGAAGTACCGTACTTAGGTCAAGAAACAGTATATGAAACTACAAACATCACAGGGTCAGAAGACCTATTAACATTAATCAATGTTCCGAGAAGATTTGTAACAAGATTAAGGTCTAACAACCAAATGCAAGTTCAATTCGGATCAGGAGCACCAACAACAGAGAATACAGCTGTTGTACCTAACCCGACAAATATTGGTTCTCCATTCACTGGAGGTATAAGTAGACTAGATTATGCATATGATCCTTCTAACTTCTTATATACAGACAGTTACGGTATAGCACCATCTAGCACCGTACTGACAGTTAGGTATCTACGAGGTGGAGGAGTTGCATCAAATGTAGAAGCAAACACACTTACAACTTCAACAAATGCTACATATACAGCAATAGATAATACCTATTCAGGTACGTTAACTTATAATAATCCAAAACCTGCAACGGGAGGTAAAGACGGAGATTCAGCAGAAGAAGTAAGACAAAACTCTCTTAAAGCTTTTGCAGAGCAAGGTAGACTAGTAACTAAGCAAGATTATGCATTTAGAGCCTTGACTATGACACCTAATCTAGGAGCAATAGCTAAATCATTTGTGACAACACCAGACATAGTTACAACAAGTAATGCCAAAAGCTATGATAGAATTGACAGTACTAATGTATGTTTGTATGTTTTAGCGTATGATAAGGATTATAAACTAACAGAAGGTTCAACACAACTTAAAAATAATCTAAAAGAATACCTTGCACCGTATATGATGTTAACCGATTCTCTTGATATTAAAGATGCTTACATTATAAACATAGGTATTAATTATGATATAATATCACTACCTAATTACAATTCTAGAGAAGTTCTATTCAACTGCTCTTTAGCATTAAAGAATTACTTTAGAACATCGAATCGATTAATTAATCAACCGATAAACTTATCAACAGTATATACATTATTAGATAGAATAAAAGGAGTTCAAACAGTACAGAATATTAAGATAACAACTAAAACCGGAGGTAGCTATTCTGAGTACGATTACGATATACCGGGAGCAATGAAAGACAATATTATTTTCCCTTCATTAGATCCTATGATATTTGAATTAAAATACCCAGACAACGATATTCAAGGTAGAATAACAACATTATAAAAATGGCACTATACAGAATTTTTCCTACTCAAGACTCAACAATATACTCTCAATACCCGTATAAGAATACCGGTAGAGATGAGTTACTAGAAATAGGTGGATTTCCATCTTCTGGAACAGGGTTTACTGCTAGAGCATTAATTGAGTTTAAAACAGAAGATATACAAGAAGTATTAACAGATAAAGCAGGAGGCTCAGACTTTTCTGCTAGCTTAAAATGTTTCTTAAACTTTGCATCTGAAATACCTAGTAGCTTTAAAGTAGAAAGTCATGTAATTACAAGAGCATGGGGAGAAGGATTAGGTAAGCTTGGAGATAACCCAGAAAGCAAAGGTGGATGCTCTTGGACAGCAAGTGACTCAGGTACTAACTGGTCATCTGCAGGAGGAGATTATGTAGGTACAAATAGTGGTGTTATTGTTAGTGCATCTAAGTCATTAGATAAAACTACACCTTATGACTTGGATTTAAATATAACTAACGCAGTTAATGAATGGACTAAAGATGTCAGTCCACTAGCTAACAATGGGTTACTACTCAAAGTAGAAGATGCTTACGAAAACTTTACATCAGCATCTATAAGATTAAAATACTATTCCAGCGACACCAACACAATCTACCCACCATATTTAGAAATAAAATGGGATGATTTTAGTCATAATTCTGGTTCACTACCAACATTAACAGATGCAGATGCAGTTATTACTTTAAAAAATAATAAAGGTAAATACGCAGATGAAGGAAAGGTAAGGTTTAGAGTAAATTCAAGACCAAACTATCCAACTAGAACCTTTACTACATCGTCTGCATATACTGTTAATTATGCTCTACCAACTGCATCGTACTGGGGACTTAGAGATGAGTTTACAGAGGAAATGATAGTTGACTTTGATACTACGTTTACTAAACTAAGCTGTGATAGTAAATCTAACTATTTTGATATATACTTAGACGGTCTTCAACCAGAGAGATTTTATAAGGTATTAATAAAATCAGAAATAGACGGAACAGATGTAGTAATAGATAATGACCAAATCTTTAAGATTGTAAGAAATGGATAGTAAAAAAGTAAAAATATCAAAAACAGTATTTGATAAGAGTTCATTTAGGAACACTATCGATAGTAAGTTTACTTTTTTTAAAGAACCCGAACCTATTGTAGACCCTGACACAATAGAAGAGCTCTTTAGACTGTACTCGAAACTATATTTGCTAATACCCGTAGAAGGAGAAAGAGATAGTCATCAGTACCTAGTAGAAAAAAGTTCAGAACTGTACCAAATTGATAGGCAGTTAGAATCAATTCAACCACTACTTGATGAAGTAGCACAATTGCGACAGCAGATATTAGATGGAAATAGACGAATTGCTGAATTAGAAATACAATTAGCAACAGGTAACGAAATATCTTACGAGGATGTAGAAAAAGTTGCTTTATTACAAGCAGATCTAGCAGCAGCAAATGCAAATATAGTTGCACTAGAAACTGCAAACACAATAGCTAACAGTGCAGCAGAAGCAGCACAAGAAGCAAACGCCGCCCAAGCAGAAGCACAAGCTACAGCAGATGCACAAGCAGCAGAAGCAGAAGCACAAGCAGCATCTTCCCAAGCAGATGTAGATGAACTTATTAGTATATTCAAAGACGGTAACCAGGTATTAGGTCGAGCATATAATTATATGAAACATAACAATACCATTAATATTTTTCACTGGCATAGAGGACCTACATGGGTTAGAGCGATAGCAAATAACTATAAAAATAAATTCTACTGGATGTTCGGAAAAGATTCATCAGATAAAGGAGACTGGAATTCAAGAAGAGGCGGAGATAGTTCCTACTTTATACCTGCAACACCGAGGGAATCAAAGGAAATGACATTAGACTTTTTTGTAGAAGAGTTAAAACAAGCAGGGTATAAAGCTGATGCAATTGTTGAAGCAGCAAACAAAACAGGAAGTATGAATAACAAAGTATCTTTTAGGCTTATAACATTTAACGATCCTGATGCTGAAAACGAAGTTGGATATAGGTTATTATAAAGTAGTAAATAGATTAAAATAAAAAAAGTAAATGGCTAAAGTAACATACACTTCACAAGATATTATTGCTAATAGCTTACCTGATGTAGAGAAATACTCAAGTAAGGATCTTAATTTAATAGACAATTTTAAAGTTAACAAGGAGTTTGACTTTAATAAGCATTATATTGAGACTCACTTCTATACGGTAAATAATTATAGACTGTACTCTTCGTATAACTACTCACTTCCGGTTCCAAACCTAAGTATACCCACAGAAGATCAAAAATCAACAGAAATAGAATTAAAACCTGCTGAACTAGCCATACAGCAAGGATTTGCACGTACTAAAGTAAAGGTACTATTTCACTTTTTAAACGATGTATTCACAATAGGTAACGGTAAGCAAGATTTATACATACACAGTATATCAACAGACCGTAAAGAAGTTTTACTTTATTCCGATAAGATAAAAGTTAACGAGTTAATTAATAGAACAGACGAACTAAAAGAAAAGATAAAGAGTAAGAGTTACTTTGAAGAACTTTCCCTTAACATGGGAGATAATGATCTTCTGATAGTAACAAATATAGATACATTCCAACTAGATAACAAATACACAGTTGCACTTAGACTGTATGAACCATTACCTGATAAATATGATATTAAGAGTGATGTTCAACTAGTAGAAAAAGTATCAGATTCAATAGCTACTTTAGTTATACCTGATATAGAGGAAGAAGAAAGACAGGCTCCAAAGCTAAGACAAGCAAACTTTTCTGTAGAATTAGAGACTCAAGACAGTACACCTACAGAGTACTTTAAATTAAATGATTTATTTAGTTATGAATCTAATAACTCTAATAAAGAATTATTTTCACTCATAAATGAAAAGAGTGCCAACATCGGCATAGACCATAGAGAGTATGAAAACTTTATTCACTTTTCTTCTGCTGAAGAAAGACTTAGAAACTTTAAATATAAAGTAAGTCTACTAGAAGCATATGAGAGTGACCTACTTACAGAACAAGGAATTAACAATCCTAACACAGTAGCAGCAAGCGGAAGTATAGTAGCAACAAGGAACCTAATAGATGGTATAGTAAATAATTTTGATCACTATGAAAGGTTCCTATACTATGAAAGTGGATCTAAGTCGTGGCCTAAGTCTAATGATGATAAACCTTATGTAAATTTAGAGATAAGTAATACAGCATCGGTAGCGTGGTTTGACGAACAGATAACATCTGCATCTTCTTATGATGCAAGAAATCTAGATGTATTGACCGGATTTCTACCAGAATATATAGCAGACGATGATAATAATAAAGCAGCTATTACATTTACTCATATGCTCGGTCAGCATTACGATAACTTATGGATATACACTAAAGCTCTAACAGATAAGTACGATACAGATAACAGGTTAGATTACGGTATATCTAAAGACTTAGTACAGGAGGCAGTAAAGAGTATGGGAATAAAACTGTATAATTCTGTTGAAGGCACAAACGACTTATTCAGTTACATTATACAGGATACATACGATAGCGGTAGTCAAAGCGAAGTAATAAATCACTACGCAGGTCCTTTTACTGAAGCAGAATTTGCAAGTGGCTTTATAAGATTTAGAAGTGATTCAAATACTGCAGATAGTAATATGACAATTACTTTAACTTCTGTACAAGGAACAACAATTACATACCAAGCTACTAACGATGTATCAAAAACATCTACTATAGATGCAGCAACAGGTAATACATTATTTTATATAGGAAATGCAGGTGTTTACACTGGAGCAGTTGCAAGAGAGTATCGATTTAATAATGCTATAAAAAGTAGTAATGGACACGGTGGAGAATTTACTTATGAATCAACATCTATAGCTGGAGAGATAGTAATAAAACAAACAATAGCAGGACCGCAAGGAAATATAGCATGGATAACAGGTTCTAGCTTTTATGGAGCAGGTCAACTATCCGGAGGAATGTCAACTGCATTTACAGGTGGCACCACTTCTACCGGCAAATCTATATCTACAAAAGATTATGAAGCAAGTGTATATAAAAGACTCTACCACAACATACCACTTTTACTTAAATCAAAAGGTACAGAACGGGGACTAAGAGCACTTATAAACTGCTTTGGTATACCTAAAGACTTTTTAACAATTAAAACATTCGGGCAGCATGAAGACTCGATATATTTTGGACCGGAAAATGCCTATACATCTTCTTTAAACAGCGTAACAGTAATACCATCCATCCCAGAAGATGGAAAAGTACTAACTGGTAATAGATCAATAACATTAGAAAATCCACAAGGAAATAGACAATCTACTAACATATATAAGTCAAGAAAAGTAGAAGTAGGGTTTTCACCTTCAACAGTGTTAAATAAGTACATTAATGAACAAGCAGACTTAATAAGAGCAAACTACACACAAGCACAGTTTAGTCTAGATCATTGGATTGGAGATCCTAGAGATCTTAATAAAGATGTTTATGAATCACCTGATTATAAGTTTAAGTATACGCTAGAGAGACTGAAGTACAATATTTTTCCGGATTTAGGAAAAGAGTATTTAAATTACAATCTAAAAGATTTTGTACGTATTTTTAAATTCTACGATAACGTACTCTTTAAAATGATTAAAGATTTTGTACCCTCTAATGCAAATTTAGATGTAGGTATTATCATACAGCCACATAGTTTAGAACGATCCAAAATTAAATCACCCTCAGTCGAAGGAACTGATAATACTTACTCAGCAAGTATAGATACAGCTTTTGTAACAGGTTCTTCAGCAGGAGCGTACAATGATAAGGTATTACCGGAAAATAAACACCTAAAAGGGCTACCTGTTAATTTCAGCCCAGGTAAGGTAGGGGGACATTCAGATATTAATTTTCATATAAATTTTGCTACTGGATCAGCAGACTTTGGTGAAATAGTCCCACAGGGTACAGTATTTTACCATCCAGATGGAACTGAGTACAATATAGAAGAAGTATATAAACCAGGTAATGTAATAGGAGTAGATCCAGTTATAAAAGATAAGTTTGTAGGCACACCCTACGAAATACACCCTACAGGTTCTATTGCAAGTCTACATCAAGACTTCTACATAATGTTTAGTTCTGAATCAATAGACAATAGGTTCCCAGGGAATACTTCATTTGATGCCGATATACACCACCCGAATTTAGTATGTATAGCTTACAACCTACAGAACTCAAGTAGCAGATGGTCTGCTAGATTTAATGACAGTAGCGATTACCACTCTTTTGATCCACTACCGAACGATGTAATTCTATCAGCATTTGAACAATCAGGTTCTATAGGTGTTAAGAAAGAAATACATAAATTTTACACCCCGTTAAACGGTTTTATTATTGAAGAACCTACAGCAGCATTTGTAGACATTACATTTAAATACTCTGACTACTCTCCTACACAGGCTACAACTAGTTTAATTCTTACATCTAATGTACTACCTCTTTTAACAAAACACTACGTAGTACGACGCTCAGGAACACCTGGGGATATTTACAGTAGTCAAGTTGGAGTAATAATACCATACAGTAGTTCAGCAGCAACAAAAGCATTAGCATTTAAAGAAGCTATAGATAGCCCTAATGGACAGAAGTTTAGATTTAACTTAGATATAGTAACTAAATTTGAAGAAGGAGATACGTTAAGAATATCACAAAAACAGCTAGGAACATCAGGAAACATAGCCTCTAACCCTTCTACACTTAACTCGGTTATGCCGACCTACATGTTAAATAGTAATTCATATCCAATACCTAACTGGAGTGGAGGAAAGAATAAGTCAAGAACTAATATAAGACATAATGCTACTACGTTCTATAACGAGGAAGTGAAGACTATAAGTGGTTCTGTTACAAAAAACATAGCAGATGAATCTCCGAAGTATAATGGAGAGCTATCAGGCTCTACTATTACTATAACAGACGGAGAATTAAATGTTAATAACCCATTTAAATACTTATCTCACCCAGTAACAAAATTTAATATAACCCCAGTAGAGCAAAGTAGTGCTGATGTATTAGAATCACTATTCATAATGGACAGCAGTAATCCTACGGAGTATAACACTAATATTGCTGCGTGTGGTGCTTTTACATTAATATCAGATGCATATCAATTCTACCATGATGGGACTACATCTCCACCTTTAGCAAACGGAAGTGATAAAGTTTATTTAGATATCAACGGTGCTACAGTTTTTGCAGGAAATGGAACAGGAGATTTCTATAGTACAGCAATACAAACAGGTAATACAGTTGAAAAATTTGCAATGGAGATAGAGACAGATGGAACTATCCTTAGTATAACGAACTGTGGTACACTAGACAGTACCGCTCCTCTTGCTCCTTCATCAGCATGGTATAATTCTTCGATAACATCTAATAACGTTTCTGCCGTTCCCTTCAGAGCATATAACTGTGAAGTAGGTACTACAATGATAGTAACTGCATCAGATGAAAGTAGTAATGAAGCTTATTCTAGCCTTGGCGTTGTTAATACATCCGTTTTTGGAAGTATAAACTGTTCTACCTTATCAGATGGAGACGATATCACACTAAGTGTTAAACTAAGAGACGCAGTAGGTAATGTATCACCAGAATCAACAGTACACACAGCAGCACACCACCATGGGAAAGTGATTCCTAAACAAGTAGCAGTTCCTTCAGGGTACTCAGGATACTTTGCAGTTAAAGAAAGCGCTATGTTACTTCTAACACAGTCTATAAACTACACTGCTGCATACAAAGTACAAGTGCATCACTCTGTAGACTTTAACGGTACAGTCTCAGTAATTTTTGACGGAAACCACACTGGAGCAACTCAACGAACAGCAACCTCAACATATATAAGTGCTTCATCAGCAACTCCAGGAACATCAAGTGTCTTTATAAACGACTTTGCAAGTCAAGATTTCTCAAGCCCTACTTACGGTAATACTGTCTATGGATATGTATACCTTACTGACACCTTCGGTAACGTAGGAGCATACCACACAGCATCTGTAACACATAAACCAGAATATGATTATGATTGGGAAAACGCAACTGGCGCAGGAACCCCACCAACTTATATTAATCTAACCGGTTACGCACAAACAGGTTCAACCTATGTAAGAGCAAAACAGAACGGAGGATACGTAGGAAATACTGACTACGAAATGCAATCGCTGTCACCTGGTAACTTTCTTCAAGCATATAACCCATACTATTCGTATTTGGGAAATAGAACTTACGGTAAAGGAAATAGTAATGTTTTCACAGCTATCGTTACAGAAAATTCTGGAACTAACACACGATATGGAGCCTACAGGAAAAAAATTGTTAAAGACGGATACACTTACATAATGGGTCCTAGCCAAGGCTGGTCACAGGATGAACTCTGTGTTAGTATGGACACCAATATTCTAATGAAAACCGGTAAACAAAAACTAGCTGAAGAATTACAGGTCGGAGATATTATTAGAACTCAACATGAAGATACATTAGAATGGTTTGAAGATATAATTATACGTAAGGAAATCTCATCAGCAGAAAAAGAAACATTAGAAATTGAATTTGAAGATGGGACAGTACTTATAGCCACTCCAGGACATAGGGTATATATAGAAGAAGAAAATAAATTTATTGCCTTAAGGGATATAAAAGTAGAACAAAAAGCATCAGGAAAGATAATAAGAAGTATAAAAGAAGGGGCGAAACAAAAGGTAGTAAGCCTAACAGTAGAAAAATGTCGTACATATATAAGTAACGGTATACTATCTCATAATACAAAGTAAAGATAAATAATATAGAATAGTAATATGGCTAACATAACACAATTTGCAAACACAAACCCAAATAATGGAGAAATTAGAGCATTCTATAATGTAGATTCATTGTCTGGAGACCATATAGTACGAGCTCTTACGGTACATGAAAATGCTATTGGAGGGATTGACGTAGTGCCTACACTACAAAACCTACAGAGTTTAAAAATGAGAATAACAAGCTCAGGAGATTTCAGCTCATTTAAAAAGATATCAGCAACAAAAAAAGGCAATTACTTCTTCATTGATAACGTAGATCTTACGTTTGCTGATATATCTTCAAGCTTATCATCATCTGTTACATTTGACCCATTTATGTCAGAAAACTTCTATAACAATGATTACAACGTATTAATAAGTAATTCAGAAGAGATTCGAACAGGTACTAAAAGGTATAAGTTAAATAGATCTGCAGGCACTGTACACCCTTCTAACTTTAACGCTGCAGTCGGAATAGAAGTTAACAGGATCGGATTTAATGACGAGGATCATAACACATTTCTTAATAACACAGTATTTAGCACAAGTGGAGGCGCAGGTACTGTCGTTACAGCACCAGCTCCATTTAGAAACGATATAGACATAGAAGTCTCTGTAACTAGGGACTCAATTGTAAACGCACTAGGAAACGTAAACGGTGCAGTAATATTAGAAGACCCCACGGATAAGTACAACCACCTTTTTGCAGTTAAACTTGAAATTAACCCAGAAAGTGACTTTACTGGTGTTGGTGTAGCACATACATTAGCACAAGTAGAGTATATTGACGGTAGATATTTAAAGACTGTTTTTCCTTATAGACAAGTAATCCCATCTGGTAGCTACGGTGATTTTGTACATACCAGAATAAAAGTAATAAACAATCCAGGACTTAGTTACCCTGGTCTAACACCACCTAAAAAAATTATAGGAACGTTAACATCGTTAGACAGAACAACAAACTACACCGAAGTAAGATATGCAACACCAGAGTTTACACCTTACGCAGAACACGCTGAAGTTCAAGATTCTAACTATACATCAACAGGTATATCTAATGCAAGGTACAGAGGATCTAAAACTTCCAAAGAAGAATTCAGTGGAATAGATTCTGCTATAAACGCCCAAACTATTAAAGTATTAAGGTTAACTGAAGGTTCCATATCTAGTTCCTTTGATAACACACCATCTTACGGTAGATCATGGTTTAATATAAACATGTTATTAAACGGGATATCAGGTTCAGACGGATTAAGAAAAGAGTATGAAAATGCAATTGAAGAGATATCATTTACAGGCCTTAGAGATAAACCAGCAACAAGAGTTGGAAACGTAGGTGAGTTTTATACTGGTGGAAACGCTTATGAAATAGAATCGTCTACAACAAACCATTTTGATATATGGAAAGAAGGGTACGGTCAAAAAATACTACCAGGAGATCTACTTTCGTTTGTTTCCGAAAGTTCAGCCGGAGCAGATATAAAAGAGTATATGCAAATTGTATCCGTAGCTACAAAGTACGATGCCGGCGGAACAGTAATAAGGGAAGTATTAACAGTACAGGTGCTAAGAGGTAGAGGACCAGATGGAAACGCAAATAACACCGCAGGAAAAGTAGCAAACGGTAACCACATAATTTCACTAGCATCAGGAGATAGGTTAATAGACATAGAAGGGAATAGAGTTATACCTTTTTCTAATGCAATATTTGTACTAAACCCAGATAAAGTAAAAGATGCTCCTGATGATATGGTTATAGTAGAAACTAACAACCAAGGGTTTATATTTAACACATACATATCAGGATCACAAGACGGTACACTTTAAACATTAAGACTAGGTAGAAAAGATTAAATTAATATATTTATAATAAACAACATTAACAAATGGGATATTTAAACAACGGTGTCGTAACAGTCGATGCAATACTTACAAAAAAAGGAAGAGAGTTACTAGCTAGAGGAGATGGCTCTTTTAAAATTACACAATTTGCTTTAGCTGATGATGAAATAGATTACACACTTTATAATCCCTCTCATCCATCCGGCTCAGCATTCTACGGTGAAGCAGTAGAAAATATGCCTCTACTAGAAGCATTTGCAGATGAAACTCAAGTAATGAAATATAAACTTGCCACTCTACCTAGAGGAACTGCTAAACTGCCGATATTAGAAGCAGGTTTTGCCTCTATAACATTAAAACAAGGAGCAGCATTAACCATTACTCCACAAACACTTAACTATCTTGGAGCATCACAAGCATTCGAATCTAGCGGTTATACTGTTACTATTGCAGATGTTAGACTTCTATCAAACTTTACAGGAGTAGGTATTAATAGTGCAGAAGCAGATAGATTAAATGCGAGTACTACTTTAGGTACTAACGTATCTAAAACAGTAGTAGGTACATCGATTAACTTAACTGGTACAACTATAAACACATTATTCGGTACATCCAATTCATCTCTTTCAAGTACTATTTCAATTATAGGAAGAGACAGTGGAGCTAGAATTACTATTCCAATAACAATTACTAAAACAAACTAATAAGATATGTCATTTAAAAAATTTGATAACGAGGATATAGTAGTAAGTGCAGATTCTATCTCATCAGTGTTATGGTCAACAGGAACCTACAACCTAACAGCAGCATTTACTTCATCCACCCAAGACTCCTCTACAAGTGGGGACTACTACTTAAACGTATACCAAACTGGCTCCGACCTTAATAATGCAGAAGTACAGTACTCAATAGCTTATGGACATAAAGATGGAGCAGGAGCATCACTATTTAATTCAAACGTATCAGGAAAATCTCCTTCAGCAACAGTCTACGGACAATATCGCTCATTAGTACTAGGAGATGAAGAATTAGACTTTAAATTTGACGGAAAAGTTTCACAAAAAGGTATATACGCTATATCGTTAGATAGAGCTAGATACAAAGAAAAGTTACTACCGGGTACATTTAACCTTACTTTAATTTCTGGATCTTCTACTAGAGTGTTAACAGACAATAGCGGAATGATATCCACAGTAACATATACTGATGCAGGAAGAGAATACGAAATCATATCAGGATCTAACGGTGTGAGTCACGATGGAGGAACAGGTATCCCAACAGCAGGATCTTACGGTAAGTTTTTACCAGATGTTGGATTAATAATACTAAATGCACAAGTGCTTGAGTCTGAAATAGTTCCATTAGCAGTTCTAACAGGATCAAATGATAACAATGGAGCAAATAACGGTATACTTTTTGAAGCAATTAGAGCTGGTGGTTCTTTTAAAATGAATGCGGAAGAAACGGTTTCTTCAAATTACATTTTCGTTAGAGTTAGAAACAGTGAATTTAACTATTCAAATAACCCTTCTAATATATCCGGCTCAGGAGAACTTAGACATAACTCTATGATAAACAATCCTCAGTCATATATTACAACAGTAGGGTTATACAACGATACAAATGATTGTTTAGGAGTAGCAAAACTTTCTAAACCTTTATTAAAAGACTTTACAAAAGAAGCATTGGTTAGAATTAAACTTGATTATTAATGAATGAGCGGCTACAAGAAATTAAACAAACAGGATTCATTTATAACATCCTATACAGCGCATAAACTATTTTTAGCATCTGGTTCACAACACGACGAACTTGGAGTTGAAACATATGTAGGTATATCAGGATCAACAGCTTTTAATATTACAGGAAGTAATAAGAGGTTAGTAGGTACCGACTATGAACATTACGAAGATTTAGTTTATAGAAGTATTAAACACCTATATTACTCTGGATTTGAAAATGCAGAACCTTCAACCAGTAGCTACGACATATCAGGATCTTCTGTAGAAAATTACTTACAAAGTAGCTATACTTCTCAACAAAGGAGAGACGAAGGACAATTTACCGTTATCTCTATACCGAGAAACCTTATAGGAACTAATATACAACCCAGCAGTATACTACTACAACCTGGAAACATACCCGATTATGCTACGGATAATTACGCTACCGGATCAACACAGAGTAGTGACGCCCAAGGTTATTTTGAAGATAATGATGAAACCTACCAAGGAGGTGACAGTTCAAACGCTGCACTAGATCCTACAAAGTATAAAGGTACGTATCTAAATAGTACAGATACTGATTTAACATCTTCCGGATCAACATACAACATACCTTGGGGTGTAGAATTAATTGATGACGGGAATGGAAACATATTATTAAGCGGATCAGCAGGAGACTATAGAAGAGTAGTAGGAAATGTAATATATTCTCACGGATTAATTATATTAACTAACCCGACTATAGCAGACTATTACTCTACTTACTTCTCTGGAAGTATAACATGGAGGGCATCGCACCCTATTTATACACATAACTACCACTGTAATATAAAAGAGAATGAATTTAACTTTTCACAACATCCATCTGCAAAAAAAGACACATCCGGGTCAATAGCAGATAATGTTTCAGGAAGTGAATTTCAACCATATTTTACATCAGTAGGGCTATATAATGAGACAAATGAATTAATCGCCATTGCTAAAATGGCCAAACCTGTACCGGTTTCTGAGAATACAGAAATGACGGTAGTAGTAAAACTAGATATATAACATGGCTATAGTATTAAGAGCAGACAAAACAACAGCACTAACATACTCGGAGGTAGATAATAACTTTATCTCATTTTTTTATTCTGCATCAGTGAGTAGTAACCAAGAGTATTTAAACCTTCATTACACAGGAAGTAGTGGTTTAGGGGTTTCAGCAACACAGATACAAATACCATTGAATCCATACACTGGGTCAACCCCACCAGTAGGAGGTAACTCAAGCACAGTACAGTATAATAACGGTGGATCATTTGGTGGAGATGACGATTTTAGATGGAATGCAGGTACGAATACAATTCTACTAGGTGCAAATGCTCAACCAGAATCAGATAATAGACTATCAATAAGAGACGGAGGAATTAAAATTCAAAGAACTTCCGCAGCATCCGAACCAGAATTAACAATACAGTTTGATGATGGAGGTACAAACTACAGCAGCAGTTTTAAGTTAAATGAAACAGGAGACGGTAGTTTTAATATTACTAACCATCATTCAACACCAACAGCAACACCTCAATCTGCAGGTATACATTTTATAGTAAACAGATACAAAACAACCCCTGCTTTAAGTATAAACGGAGATGGATCAATTAGTACAAGAAACGCTAATTCATCTCACGGTGATAATAACCTTTCCGGTTCATTGGTTGTGGATGGTAACAATAATAATATAAATGCAAAGTTTAGAGTTGCATATGTTGATTCAAACAATACTACAGTTCCTTTTACTAGCGCAATGAATAACGTAGGTAACCAAAGAGGGTTTATGCTAGACGGACCAGATAAAGGACACGTAATAGTGGGACTTAAATCATTCGGTACTGCTACTACATCACAAACATTCTCAATACTATCAGGACCACCTACATCATCTAACTTCGATGTAACTTACAACAAGTTAGTAGCAATGTTTAAAGGTAATGGACAGGTAGGGATAGGAACAGATGCAGTAGGAGGCGGTACGTATAAACTAACAGTTGCAGGAGGAATATCAGGATCTTTTATAGATGTAACAGGAACCGCAACAATAGAAGACGATACAGAAATATCTGGATCTTTATATGTGAGTCAAAGTACTACACTGGATGATACACTTACTTTAAACAGTGTCGCAAATGCTACTAGTGCTACTAACTATAATTACTTAGTTAGAGAGTCAAACGGTGCAGTAACTAAACAAGTAAATGCAGCACCAATACCTCAAGGAGGAATTATAATGTGGTCTGGAGTAGTTCAGACACTTCCTTCAGGATGGGCTTTATGTAATGGACAAACTCAAAACTCAATAACAACACCGGATTTAAGGAATAAGTTTGTTATAGGGTCTAATAATACAACAGGTACACCAACCACAACAGTACAAGGCAGCGGAGCTCAATCTACAGGAGGAAGCATAACTCATAATCACGGAGGAAGCACAGGAGATACAACACTGACAACAAATCAAATACCTTCTCACAAACATGATTATAAAGATTCATACTATATTGAGATAAATGACCCAGGAGTAGGTCAACATAAAGCAATATCAGGAGTAGACGGACCGATAGCCGGAGGACCTTATAAAGGAAGTGGAGATAGCGATAATGATAATCAGTACGTATACTATAGAAACGGAGTATCATACTACACCGGTGGTGCAGGAAGTCATAACCACAGTATTACAACCGATAGTAACATACCTCCTTACTTTGCTTTAGCATATATTATGTATACTGGATAGTTGTAATTCTGTAAAATTATTCTTATATTTAACAAATGGTAACAACCCCAGGCTGGACATACAATTCAAAACTCATTACTGACATAAGCGAAATGCCAACAGGCTCTTATGGGTTTATTTACGAAACATTTCATAAACCTTCGGGTAAAAAGTACTTAGGTAAAAAAGTTCTATTCTTTGAACGTAATAAAAGACTAGGGAAGAGAGCTTTAGAGGCCTTAAGAGAAGAAAGAAAAGCAAAAGGAATTGGAGGAAGAACACCGTTAAAACAAAAAATAATAACAGAATCAGATTGGAAGACTTATTACGGATCACATAAAGATATTTTAAAGTACGTTAAAGAAGGTTCCCCAATGGACTTTGAAAGACGTATACTATGTTTTGTACCCAATAAGAAGTTACTTACATACTATGAATGTAAATACCTATTTATAAACGAAGTACTGGAGAACCAGGATGCATATATTAATGATAATATCCTAGGAAAATTCTACAGAAAAGACTTTACATTATGAAATTAAGAGATATTCTACTTAAAGAGGGTAATGAATCGTGCCCTGCTGCAACTCAAGATTTAATATTAAACACAAAAAATAGAGACTCAGCAATAAAAGCACCCCATATTCAATACGGTCCGTTAAATGTAAACGAACCTGGTAATTACTGGAAAGAAATAGCAAAGTACTGGAATACAGAAGAAAAAGCAGCAAAAGGTACTAACTGTAGTAACTGCGTCGCTTTTGATATCTCCAAGAGGATGGATGAATGTATGCCTGGAGTTACATCTGATGAGGATGGAAGACTAGGTTACTGTTGGATGCATCATTTTAAATGTCATTCCGCAAGAAGCTGTAGAACTTGGGCTAAAGGAGGTCCAATTGAAAAAGATTCAATATCACAAGAGTGGCAAGAAAGAAATAAAAAGTAATATAATATGATTAGATTAACTGAAATAATAGGAAAACCATCACTTAAGTACCATATAGATAACAGTCTCTCTTTATATGAGAATGTCTACCGTTATTCTAGCGATAGCTTTATACAATTATTTGCTGAAGCAAGAGACGCTTATAGAGACGGTAAAATTCAACTTAACGAAGAAGATTTAAAGTTAATAGAAACAACAGATATAGGGCTATATGGAGTATATGAAGGAATAAAAGTACCATTAGATTTACCTATGTTAGAAGAATCTAAATATGATAAGGAAGAAACTATTCAACAAACAATTGATAGATTAAAAGCGAGAATAGCCGACCCAAATGATGGAGGGAATGTGCCTTTTTTAACCCAAAAAATAAAAGATTTAGAAAAATCATTAGATGAATCATTTTCTCAAAAAGATTGGGATGTAAAATGGAAGTTGCCTAAAGACAATTTATTTAATGCAACTAAAACTATAAATGCAACTAATAATAGGTACAAAGCTATACGATCCTTACTAAAGGCAAAACCTACAGAATTAAAAGCCTTTGATGACACCGATAATCACCCAGCATACGATATGTCTTATGATGAGTTAATGAAATGGTTTAAAAACCTAAAAGAACCAGTTAAAGAAGCTAAATCTATACCTGAGTATATTGTAACTAAAGACGATCACCGTAAATCAAAATTCCCTTTCCATAAACTAAGAAACAGTGAATTTAAAATTAAAATAGCTGGACAAGGTAGAGATCAGGACTACATGATTTTTTGGAAAGAAGGAGACATAGGATACTGGGAATGGGAAGCAGGTAATATGAAAAGACAGTTAAGAAGCGCTTTGCTGGCCATAGCTAAAAGAAAACTACCTATAAAAGGTCAATTAGATGAAGCAGAATACAAAGGTAAAGATGTACCTCTAAATAAACCAAAACGTGGAGGTTCTAAAAAATTCTACGTATACACAAAGAATAAAAAAGGGAATGTTGTAAAAGTATCTTTCGGAGGTACAACAGGTTTAAATGTTAAGATAGATGAACCTGGAGCAAGATCATCATTTGCTGCACGTCATAAATGTGCAACTAAAAAAGACAAAACAAAACCAGGATACTGGGCTTGTAATATTGGACGTTATTGGAAATCATTAGGTGGAAAAAGAAACTTCTCAGGATATTGGTAGACCGTACTTAGATGACGGTGATATTAGATTCTTCAATCAAAACACAGATGAAGATGAATTTGTTTGGCACAAAGACCGAGAGGATCGGTATGTTGTAGCAATGCATAAAACAGACTGGCAATTTCAATTTGATAATAACCTTCCCGTTTCTTTAGATGATAACAAGCTATTTATACCAAAGGAAGTGTACCACCGGCTAATAAAAGGCACAGGAGACTTAACCCTTAAAATAGAACGCAAATGAAATTAACTAATATCATATTCGAAGGCTTTAGAGAAGACGCTTCAACTATAAACGGAAAAAAATACTCTGTTAACTGGCTAGGCACAGCTGATACTTTAGAAGATTTTAAAAAAGCAATAGATAGAATGCCTAGTACTATAAAATCTATAAGTATACCTACTAATACAACCATCTTTAAGACCAGCAAAGATACACAAACAATTAAACCGGAAGGTTCTTGGAAAAGTGATGTTATCACAACAGTCGGTAAAGTAGTAAAAGCCCATATGGATAAAGGAGATGATTTAGAAGGTATAAGAATTAACTCCTATTACGGAACTGGTCCTAAAGGATCTGACGACCATCCAATTTACATAAGTGTACTTACAAAACAAGCTCGTAAATTTGGAGATGATATGCATTCCGGTAAACATGGTTCATTAGATTAAAAGATATGAGACTATCACACGTAATATTAGGAGAGATTCTTTACTACGATCCCGGGTTTGAAAAAGAAGTAGAGAAAGTAAAAGAACTTGGAGGGAAGTATCTAGGCTCAGGAGATTACGGCTCTGCATATCTTCTAAACGGTAGAGTTTATAAAGTAACAACTGATTCAATAGAGTTAGAACATGCACATATACTTAAAGGTAAAAAAACAAATAACTTTGCTTTTATATACGATGTAGAAGAGATTAATGAAAAGTTAGGAATAATTCAAATGGAAGTGCTAGGAGAATTTAAAGGAGATATTCCTGAAGAATGGATTGAAGCAACTGAAGCTGAAGCACAAAGGATGGGACTCGACCCAGAAGAACTAGATATAAGACCATCAAATGTAATGGTAAATCAAAAAAATAAACTGAAATTAGTTGATATTTAGAATTATTTTTCTTATATTATAAGATAATAGTTACGGACAACTACATGGAATATTCTTTTTTATTAGGTTCTATTGAAAACCTCTTGGGTAAATCTCATAAGAGAGCTAGAGGAAACCACGCTTTTCACTGTCCATTTTGCAACCATAGAAAACCCAAGTTAGAGATAAACATGGAAACTAACGAGGAGGGACATAACCCTTGGGAGTGCTGGGTATGTCAGACAAGAGGCCGTACTATACGCTCATTACTAAAACAGCTAAGAACACCAAAGGAAGAAGCAGCATTAGTTCTAAAGTACCTACCTAAAGGTTCAAATATAGAATATAAACAGCTATCTATAGTAGAGCTACCAAAAGAGTATCAACTACTATATAAAGCATCAAACACATCAGTTGTAGCTAATATAGTTAAAAACTACCTATATGAACGAGGACTTACCGACAATGATTTTATTAAATATAGTATTGGATACTGCACAACTGGTGAGTATGGAGGACGAGTTATTTTGCCAAGTTATACTGAGTCCAATAGGCTCAACTATTTTGTTGGAAGAAGCTATGATGGAAACTTCTTTAAATACAAAAATCCTGAAGTTTCTAAAGACATAATATTTTACGAAAACCTTATTAACTGGAATGCTCCAATCATACTATGTGAAGGAGTGTTTGATGCAATGGCAATTAAAAGAAACGCCATACCGCTTCTTGGTAAAAGTGTATCAACTGAACTATATAAAAAAATAATAACAAGCCGTCTTACAGACATATATATCGCATTAGACGAAGATGCTCAAGACGCAGCTTTAAAAATAGCTGAAAAATTTATAGCAGCAGGATTTAAAGTTTATTTAATAGAGCTAAAAGGTAAAGACCCATCACAGTTAGGGTTTAAAAACTTTACTAAATTAGTACAGAACGCAGCAGAACTAGACTTTTCTAAAATAATGCTGCAAAAATTAAACCTATGATAAAGCAAGGAATGAATATTCTTGAACAGAATGAAAAGAAAAGATTAGATTTTAATCCCCAACTAAAGCAGATTAATTTCTTAGATAGAAGAGTTTATAAGAGAGGCGAAGGAGTATATTACCCGTCCGTAACAACCATACTTCAGTATATGCCCAAAAACAAATTTTTTGAGTCTTGGCTCAAGGATGTTGGGCATAACGCCGATCTTATTATGAGACGAGCAGGAAAACAAGGAACACAGGTACATGAAGCATGTGAACAATTAGTTCTAGGTAAAGAAGTTACCTGGATGGATGATTACGGCAATGCAAAATACTCTCAAATAGTTTGGGAAATGATATTAAAGTTTGCTGATTTCTGGAGAACACATAAGCCGGAATTAATATCTGCTGAAGATTTTGTATGGTCAGATGAACACAAATATGCAGGAACAGCAGACTTGGTAGTAAAGATGCACGGAGAAATATGGCTACTGGATATTAAAACATCCAATTCAGTCCACAAGTCTTTTGATTTACAGCTTTCAGCTTATGCAAAAGGTTTAGAAGAAGCAAAAGGAATAAAAATACAACGTACAGGGATAATATGGTTAAAAGCTCATTCTAGAGGTCCATCAAAACAGAAAAACGTAATACAAGGTAAAGGGTGGAAAGTATTACAAATAGATGAAATAGAGGAAAATTTTGAATTGTTTAAAATGATATATAAACTATATTCATTAGAGAACCCTAATACAGAACCTATTTATAATAGTTACCCTACAACTCTAAAATTATAATGTATGAAAAAGTTATTATTTTTACTAGTATTATTAACAGGATGCTCTTCTTTACAGGTAAGCACCTTAAATCACGATCCTAACTATAGCATACAAGGATCAGATGCAGAAATAATAGTAATAGATAATGAGTTTGAACTTCAACGACTATTAAGAACAGATTTTAATTTTAGATTTGACTTTGCTCAATATGCGTTAAGTCAACCCATATCATTTGATTGGAATAATCGTATTCTAGGTAACAGGTACAATAGGTATAATCCATACTACGGGTTAGGTTATAGTCCCTATTGGAACAGAACTCAAATGTGGAACGATTGGGCATGGGGTATCACACCTCATAGATGGTCACCATTTGGATACGACAGATGGGGGTATAATAACTACGGTTGGAATAACTACTACGGATGGCACAATTGGAACTATTATCCTAATTATAATAGAGGATGGAATGCAACATACATGTACGGTAGAAGAAGTGTTAATATAGTTCCTTCAGGTAGAAGATTAAGACAAACTACAAGAAGAACTCAAACAGTAGACGAGATTGCAGATATAATTAAACTAGAAGTAAGAAACCGAAGAACAAATAACACGACAGATGATAAAATTATCAACACTAATACTAGAGGACAGATCCGCACCCAAAGCAATAATAATGGCGGGAGGAGCAGGATCAGGGAAAACGTACCTACTCAACCAATTAGGACTAGACAGCCTAGTACAATTCAACCCAGACAAGTACGTGGAGGACAAAGACCACCCGTATTACAACAAACTAGGACCAGCAGCCAATCAAACGTCCAAAGACGCAATGGCAGCAGCAGAAGAAAAAACTAGCTTTGTTTGGGATACTACTGCATCCGGAGCAGGCTTCCAAAAAAATCTAGATAAATTACTTGCAACAGGCTACCAGGTCTATATGGTTATGGTGTATGCTCACCCTATGATTTCTTACGTTTCTAACTTTATGGCTAGGGAAAGAAATATTCCTGGCGATTCTGTATTTGCTACCTGGAGAAATGTGTATACTAAAATAGAAGACTTTAACAGACAGTTAAAAGGTAACTTATCTATCTTTGTAAGTGATAGAGGCGGTAAATATAAAAAAGAAGTTGAAGGATTTGATAAAGCTGCTAAAAGTGGCTTAAGTGGAGTAAAAGATTATTTAGAGAAATTTAATCAAGATAATAATGTCGGCGGCTCTTCCTTCTTTGTACCAGTAGAGATGACACCTGAAGAAGAGCAACAATTTATAAAAGATGTTGGTAGTATAGATTGGGATAAAGAAAATAGATCAGAAGACAAAGCAATTAAAACTGCATTTCTAAAAGCTTACAGAAAGAACGGAGCAGGCCCAGGACAGGATAAGCTTAAAGCAGCAGTTCAAAA